GTTTATTGCACCTGAAAGACACAAGTTAGTTGTAGCCGATTACTCTCAGATTGAACCACGTATTATCGCAGCATTGTCTAATGACCCCATCATGGTAGATAACTACCTAACAGGCGGGGACATCTACACCACCATTGGTGACACTATGGGGGTTAACCGCAAGGCTGGTAAAGTCTTGGTTCTCTCGATCGCCTACGGTGTTGGGCCAGATAAGATCGCTAGTCAGATCGGCTGTACTATCCCAGAGGCTAAAAAACTACTCAATGACTTTACGGAGAAGTTTTCAAACATTTCTAAGTACAAGGCCAAGGTCATTAGAATGGCAGAGCAAAAGAGACCAATGCCATACGTAGAAACCCTTATGGGACGACGTAGATACCTTCCAGAACTGATGAGCAAGGAACAAGGGCTTAAATCCAGAGGAGAACGTCAGGCATTTAACACGGTTATCCAGGGATCTGCCGCAGACATCATGAAACTAGCCCTAGTACGTGCCCACTCGTGCTTTGTAGATGAGCCAGAGGTAAACGTACTTTTGACTATTCACGATGAAATTGTTACAGTTACCCCTGAACATCTAGCAGAAGAAGCAGCGGAAGCCATCCGCGTGTCGATGGAGGGGATTACCTTTCCACAGATTACAGTTCCTCTTATAGCCGATGTTAAGATCGTAGACAAGTGGGGAGAGGCAAAGTGATGGATGAAGAGTTATCTTTAGAAGATCAAATTGCAGAACTTAAATGGGACTTAGAGCGCAACGAAGCGGCGTTCAAAGCCCTTTCTCGTGAGAACCAAAAGTTACAGTCTCGCAACTTTGAGTTAGAAGATTGGCATCAGCGCAACTTTACAAAGGTTAAAGAGTCTGAAGAATGGCGTAAAAAGTTTGAACTGAGTGTTCACACCCCAGAGTATAAGCAAGATGCAGAAAAGGCTTATGACCGTGGGTACCACGCTGCTAGGCAAAAGATGTCTGCATGGTTTATTCAAGTTGGTCAAGATATGAAAGCCGAATTGCTACAAGATAAGGAAAACAATGAGTAACGCAGACTGGTGGGCTAAACAACTAGGAACACAACAACAGGCGCCACAAGCACGCCCCGCAGCGATGCCTATGCCACCTTCGCAGCAGCCTATGCAACCTAACTACACACCTTATCAAGCGCCTGCTCAAACACAGTCCAGTCCTCGTGGGCTATCTAGTGCATCTCAAACGGAGACTTGCCCTGACTGTCGCTCAACTAACTACATGTCTGTGCAAGGGGCAAAGTCTCGTTGTATGGATTGCGGCTACCCTTTAGAACAATCTGGTGGAAGATTTGGCGCTCTTAATGGGGCAAAGGTTGAAGGAAGCGCTACAGCAGCATTAGGTAATGACACCACTAATAACTACAACCCACAAACTATCATTGGACGAATCTAGGAATGAATGATGATGCGAAAAAGATTATGGCTCTCCTTAACAAAAAGTTTGGGGATAACGTTGTGGTACTTGCTTCGGATATTCGAAGTGATCTTATCCCTCGTGTTACTAGTGGCTCTACTACCTTGGACTATGTTCTCGGTGGTGGGTTCCCTGGTAATCAATGGAATGAACTCATCGGTGAGCCGTCTCACGGTAAAACAGCGCTTGCTCTCAAAACAATTGCAGCAAACCAAGCGTTAAATCCAGACTACTTAACTGTTTGGGTAGCCGCAGAGCAGTGGGTACCAGAGTATGCGGCCATGTGTGGCGTAGATACCACTCGTGTCATTGTTATTGAGACAAGCATCATGGAAGAGGCTTATCAAGCCGTTATCGACTTTGCGGAGTCTAAGTCTGTAGACGCAATTGTTATTGACTCCCTACCTGCCCTTTCCCCTGCCCCTGAAATGGAAAAAGACATGTCAGAGGCAACCGTAGGTCGTGGAGCGCTTCTTACTAACAAGTTCTTCCGTGTCGTGGGTACCGCAATGAAGCGATCACTTATTGAAGATGAGCGCCCTGTTTTAGGTCTAATCATCAACCAGTACCGCATGAAGATCGGCGTAATGCACGGAGACCCTCGTACAACTCCTGGAGGAGAAGGTAAGAACTACGCGTTCTTTACTCGTTCAGAGGTAAAGCGTGATGAGTGGATTGAAATTGGTTCTGGAACAAACAAAGTACGAGTAGGTCAACGCATTAAAGTACGTACTCTTAAGAACAAGTCTGCCCCACCACAACGTGTTGCTTACTTTGACTTTTACTTTGCTGAAGGCGGAGAGTGTGCTCCAGGTGAGTTTGACTTTGCTAAAGAGATCGTTTCCCTAGCAGTTGTAAAGGAAATCATTACACGTAAAGGTGGATGGTACTACTACGGCGACCGTAAGTGGCAAGGTAGCGAGTCAGTCATTGACAGTATTCGCGAAGAGATTGATCTTAAAGAAGAGATCAGAGTTAAGGTATTTTCAGATAACGAGTTCCCTACTGAATTGGTGGAAGTAGATGAGTAATCCAGGATTTGTTATCAATGACCCAGAGTGGGCTGACGATATACAGCGTGGTGTGGAAGAGTACACAGATATGTTGTTTGAAGCCATGTGGGAAACATCTGAAGAAAGTATCTCAGAGACACTCTCAGGAGAACTATTCTGTGGCTGTGGTACCTGCCTATGGCGTGAAGCGCTGACTTACATAACTCCCAAGTTGCTTAAAGGGTTTGAAGAAGGTAAGATCGAACTTGAAGACTGAGGGACAAAAGAAATCGCAAATGCATGAAAAGCGTTTGGCTAAGAAATTAGGTGGAACTGTTAACGCAGGTTCAGGTTCCTTTTGGTCTAGAAAAGGCGATGTGAGGGCTGACGGCCTACTCATCGAGCATAAGTACACAGGTAATAAGACTTACACTCTTAAAGCCGTTGACTTAGAGAAGAACGTAACGCATGCAATTCTAGAAAGTCGTACACCAATCTTTGGTATTAGTCTCAACAATAAGAACTACGTAGTTCTTACGGAAGATGACTTCATAGAGATGAGAGAGAATCTTCTAGCAAATGAATGACGAGCCAGAGTACTCCTGGAGGTATGAAGCACGATGTTTTGGCGCTGCTCCTAAGTCCCCTGATGAAGAGGACATCTTCTATCCTCCACGAGATAAAGCCAAGTACAAGATCATTGCCGATAAAGCAAAGGTTTACTGTATGGGAGAAACAGGTAAGAATCCATGCCCTGTAAGATCTCAGTGCTTATGGGATGCTGTTTCTAGAGATGAACCCCATGGTATTTGGGGTGGGTTAAGTCACAGAGAAAGAAATGCCCTTAAGCGTAAATGGAGCAAAGAGTTTAAGTTAAAACGCACTACACTAAGTTTAGAAGACTATGTACTTCAACAATAGGGGCAAACAATGGTAAATGATTTACAGAAGTTCTTAGACGCCAAGAAGAAACCTACACGCCTCTTAGGTGATGTAGAGAGGTACATGCTACTACGACCACAAGGTGATCGTTCTACGTTGGTGCTGCACCCTTCAGAAATCATTAAGCCTGATTTTTGTCATAGGTACTCTTACTACTTGATGAGTGGTGGGGTAAAACTTGGCAGCAAACCTGCTCTTAAACTACAGTCAATCTTTGATGAAGGTCACTACATCCATGACAAGTGGCAGACTTACTTCTATGAAATGGGAAATCTTTATGGGGATTTCAAGTGCGTGTATTGTAAAGGGATAACTACAGGTATCTCTCCAGAAAGTTGCTCGTCCTGTGGTGGTGCGTTGAAGTACGACGAAGTAAAGATGCTAGATAAGAAGTTGCGTATCGCAGGTCATACTGATGGTTGGATCAAAGGTATAGGTGAGGATTGCCTTATCGAGATCAAGTCCATTGGAACTGGCACTATGCGGTTCGACGCTCCTGAACTACTGGCTGATGCTGACAACGATGTGTCGAAGGCGTTTAAGAACATTCGACGTCCATTTAGGTCTCACCTTCTTCAAGGTCAGATGTACTTGGAATTAGCAAAACGCATGTATGGAAGCGATGCTCCTAATGAAATCGTTTTTATATATGAACTTAAAGCAGATCAATCATACAAAGAGTTCAGTGTCAAGGCTGACTTTGAAATGGTAGAGCGTATCTTCTGGGTGGCTGAGAAAATTGTTGAGGCTGTAGAAGATGGTAGGATGCCAAAGTGCAACATTGACCCAGAGAATGGATGCAAAGAATGCAACTTGATCCCGTAGTACAAAAGGTAGCAAGCCCTCTTCAACCTCGTTATGAGCGTATGAATCTTCCAGAAGATATCACTAATCTTGGTGGGGATGAGTTGGCAGAACTGTTTACCAAACTTACTGGTTGGGCAGACTTCTTTGCATCTAAGTTAGTTGAAGCGCAATTAGATGAACGCGCATGCCAACTAGAGTTGGATCGTGAAAATGCCCGAATGTTAGTAACACGAATGGGCGCAGCAACTAAAGGGGATAAAGTTACTTTGATTAAAGCGGAGATTTCCCTTGATCCAAAAGTTATTGAGTTAGAAGACCGTGTAGAGAGTGCTTATGCATTTCGTAAAACCTATGAGATGATCTTAAGTAATCATGAAAGAGATATCATGTTGGTATCTCGTGAGATCACACGCAGAACATCTGAGCAACGTCGTGGAGGAATCTAATGATCATTGGTCTTAGCGGGTATGCCCGAAGCGGTAAAGACGAAGTCGCAAAAGTACTGGTAGAAAAGTACAACTTTAGTCGAGTTGCATTTGCAGATCCTATTCGTAAGTTACTGTGGGACATGAACCCTATTGTTAAAGATGGCGGGTTTACTTTACAAGGGATTGTAAATGCATACGGTTGGGACGCAGCAAAGACTCAGTTTCCAGAAGTACGCAGACTTTTGCAAGACTTAGGTGTGGGTGCACGAACTCGTCTTGGGGACGATGTTTGGGTAATTGCAGCACTACGTGAGATGGACGATCCTAACAAGAACTATGTTGTTACTGATGTTCGTTTTGAAAATGAAGCAACCACTATAAAAGTAGCAGGTGGAGAGTTATGGCGTATTCAACGCCCAGGAGTTGAGGCAGTTAATCGGCATATTTCGGAAACAGCATTAGATGGTTATAAGTGGGATAAGGTACTGCATAACGGGGGAACACTAAAAGATCTAGACCTACTAGTTCAAGTAAGAATGGAACCCCTGTTAAATGTCAACAAAACTGATTGAAGGTAAAGTAATACCAAAAGATTCGTTGGTATCTATAGGTATCGATCAATCCCTTACAGGTTTTGCCCTTACAGTCCTTGCTACAGACGACCCTACAGAGTTCATAACGTGGGTTTACAAATCTCCGTATTTTGGTATCGAAAGACTCGCTGACATTCGTCAATGGTTAACAGACACGTTGAACTACTGTGAAAAGCATTGGGTCATAGACGACCTTGGATTAGAAGGAACAGTGCTGGCAAGCCATGCTGCCCTCGTTTTAGGGGAACTGTCGGCTGTAGTTAGGATGGCAATCTATGACCATTTTGATGAGGGCGATCCTAGAAAGTTTCCATTGAAGGTTCCACCAATGACCCTGAAGAAGTATGCTGCAGGTAAAGGAAACGCCAAGAAGCAAGAGATGTTGATGCAGATATACAAACGTTGGGGTATCGAATTCAGTGACGATAACGCTGCAGATTCCTACGCTCTAGCACGCCTCGTTTCAAAAACTACTCAAGACGAAGTCGAGAGTGCAGTAGCCAAGCAAATGGAAGATGATAAGTTTAGGGATCAACCTAGACTTTAAGTATGTACCCTTTGATTCAGGGGAGAGGCAAACAAACCCGAACTAAAGGACTACAACTTGAGCACTACACCAGGACTTCCTGCAGAGGAGCCGTTTCTTCGCGTAAGCGCAGGCTCTAACCCGCAATCTGTGGCATCTGCCATAGCCCACGCTATTTATGACAAGCGTGAAGTAAAACTTCGTGCCGTTGGCGCAGGAGCAGTAAATCAAGCAGTAAAAGCCATCGCTATTGCCCGTGGCTACGTTGCTCCTCGTGGCATGGATCTTACAGATAAGCCAGGATTTACCACTATTCAATCTCGTGATGGTGACATTTCTGCAATTGTCTTTCACATAACCGCAAGTTGATCGGCTTTATTTATGGACAGTACCCGTTGTGGAAGTAACGCAGGATATCAAGCACATCGACGTAAAAAGGAACTTATTTGTTCTGAATGCGCTTCAGCGCATCGCTCATATTTAGATTCCAGAAAACACTTGTACAAAGGTCGTTACAAAGAGTCAGCCTCAAAATACGCGCAAGAACACCCTGAAGTAGGGCGTGTTGCTACCGCAAAGTGGAGAAGGACTCACGACAGTGAGTACCGAGAAAGAACTTCTCAATACAGACACGCTCGTAGAGCGCGAAAACTAAGGGTGGATTCTGACAGGTACACTACTGAGCAAGTACTTGAGGCTTACGGTACTGACTGCCATATTTGCTTGACACCAATTGACCTTGTTGCTCCCAGAAAAACAGGGGTAGAAGGTTGGGAACAAGGGCTACATTTAGACCATGTAATCCCGTTATTTAAGGGTGGCAACAACACCTTGACAAATGTTAGACCCGCTCACGGTAAGTGCAACTTGAAAAAACAAAGGGCTTTATTTGCCCTTACAGAAGGATAATACCTACGTATCCTTGGATTAACGTAAGGAGTCACTCATGGCTAAATGGACATCACTAGGTCACGCAATGCGCCGTCGCATGGGTGCACCTTCATCTCACCTAGAATCGGCAGGAAACTCAATGGCACGCAACGTACCAACACCAGAAGAGATCATCGCTTCAGCAGCACACTCAAAGTCACCACGCCGTTACATGGGGCAAGATGCTGAGCAGTTCACAAACGTTTCTGCAGAGCCTGGTAACACAATGCCTGTAGCACGTAAGAACACTCAGGCTTCAGACCCAACAATTTCTGACAAGGCTAATCGCAGCAACGTACTTGCAGGCGATGCAGCACAATCAGAGCGCATGGGTGCAAAGTATTCAATCGGTCACAAGTTCCCTGCAGGATCAGAGCCAGCAGCAGCCGCAACAATGGCTAACGCTCGTACAGTTCCTTCAGTGATGGGACGCCAAACACCCAACTTCCAGAGTGGTGAAAGCGACTCATACTAAGATGATTTCATCTGAACAGTTTAGTGGTACTGGGGAATCCTTCCAAGAACATCCCCAGGCTGCTGCTCCCTTGTCACTAAGCGCAGAAACATCTAGCAGTGCTTCACAAGCAACTGCTTGGCGTACTCGTGGATTAGGGTCAAGTGGAGGACCGCTACCATTGTCATCACGTACAGAAGGTAGCATTTATAAGTTTGAAGACGATCAAGCGTCTAAACCTTCAGTACAGGAGTAACTAATGGCTGGTGGAGTTAACAACTATTCTCCTTCCCAGAATTGGCAGTCTCTGGGTGGTGGAGGCATGTATGGCTACAATAACCAAGGTGGCCAAGGAATCCCTGTTGCTAGGGACGCACTGGATACGACACGCATGGGCGTCGGTCGTGTTCCGAGCGCGGAGTATCCTTGACGGTTACCTCGGAACGATACGATCCCGTCGAGATGATCGTCTTCTTGATTCCATCAAGAACAGAGTTAACCAAAAGTCGTACCAACGTGGTGTGCACAAAGGTGAGCGTATTGAGCCATCTATGTATTTTTGGCCTGATGCCGTTAATAACCAGTCTGGTATTCAACGCCAGATGAAGGCTGCACTGGTCAATGAGCAGGGCGCTATGATCTACAAAGCACAACGGTTTGCACCAGATTCACGTCTACTTCCTGCACCGCACCTTGTGAACGATGGTAAAGCCAACACCATGGCTAATGAACCCGTTCAAGTAAACGCCCGACGTCAAGCAATGCTTGCCTACATGAGACCTGCGTGGTCATAATGTTTGCAGCAGATGATAAAGGTCGTTTTGATAAAAACTTAGCACAATCTCAATTTGGTTCTAACGTAGAAAACATTGTGCATAAATACCGTTCAGCATCTCCTGAGATGGTACAGGGTGGTCATGATTGGTATAACCATGCACATGAAGTTGCTGCAAAAATTGGTCAAGGAAACGTAGAACGAGGTGCTGGAGTTATTGCAGCCCTATCCCCACAAACTGGTTGGGGACGTAATCTGCACCTTGCTAATGAGTTGATGACTACAGGAACAACTAAGCACACTAAAGATTCGATTGTTAAAGCACAGCGTATCCGCGAAGGTGAGCACCCGCTTGAAGTACTAGGTGGTCAAAAGGTACGCAGTTTTTATCAAAATATTGCTGACCCAAGTGACCCGCACGTTGTGACTGTTGATCGTCATGCTCATGATATTGCGGTCGGTACCCCATTTCGTGGAACCGCTAAAGCAGCAGAAAAAGCACCTGACCTTGGATTAGGGGCAAAGGGACGTTACGAGCATTTCTCAGAAGCGTATAAGGCTGCTGCTCACGAACTTGGTGTTGAGCACCCACATAAAGTACAAGCAACAACGTGGGTAACTCATAGAGGAGCAATCGGATGACCAAATCTGAAGAATTTGATCATGGTAGTGGTCACAAATTTAGCGTAAAGAAAAACGCTGCAGGATCATACACGAGTTGTTGTGGGTTGCAAGTAGATGCGTCTAACACTCCAACAGGAAGAGTGTGGTTCTCATCTCACCCAACTGGGCTGTACTACCCAACACTGCGGGCTGCAAAAGAGCACATGCAAAAGCACCATGACAAAGGGGAGTTGTTCTAATGACACAGACATTTGACGGCAACTACGACTACACCAAACCATGGCGTGCACCAGTACAGCCTGATCAAGTAGCAAAACGTTGGTCGTATAACGGCCCTTGGTCAAGTAACATGGAAAGACTTACTTCTCAAGCACTTATGGTGATGGGTATTCCAGGAAAAGACATTCAAACAATGGTACGTCCACCTCTTCCACAGATTAGATTGTTTCCTGATCGGTATGGCTACGGGGATAATCGTCCACAACCAGGTATTGAAGATATTGTCAGTGTAGATCGAAACTACCAAGAACCGCGTATCTCATGGTACTCAGGATCTCCTGCTGGTTACTCAGGTAGTTCACGTAACGATTTGGGTAGTAACTAATGTCAAGAGAAGATGGTTTTCCACACTTTAATGAACTACAACCTGAAGATGCAGGTATGTTCAAAGCGCACTTACAACGTGCACGAAATGCAAACCCTATGGGTGCTGCTGTAGACGTACACAAAGTTGCAGATTACAAGAAGTCTCGCATGTTTATGACTAATGATGGATTGGCTGGTTATGCCGTACATCCTTCAGGAGAACTTACATCAGTATTTAAGCACCCTGACTCTCCATACACAGACGTTGCACGTCATGCT